GTAAGTAGAAGTTTTTGTCTCAATTTTAAGGTATAATAGGTTGGAGGGATAGCTGTGGTTAAGCTTGATGATATTGTTTTTGGTAAGATAAAGGATAACAGGTTTAATAAGAAGAATCTTACAGAACTATGCAAGGCTTTAGAGATGGGAATGGATAGAGGCAGTGCTTGCGCACTGATAATGATCAATGATGATGAGTTGTCTGAATGGACAAGCGACTATCCTGAATTGGAGTCATTGCTAAAGTATTATGAAGCAGTATACTTGAAGATGTTGTTGTCTACTGTAAACGAGAAGGTTGCCAACAATCCTGATTTTGCTTTTAAGATGCTTACGAGTAAGTTTGAGGAGTATCAGAGAAAGACAGTTACAAAGACAGCTAAGAAGGGTGAAAAGTCAATGGTTCAAAAGATAGTGGAGTTGTCTCGTGGCAAATGAATTCGAAGCAGCTTTTAAGAAGTATCAGAAAAGCCCATATTTGTTTGTAAAAGAGCTTGTAAGGCCACCAATGATAACTCATCAGCAAGAGCTTGTTTTGAAGAGCCTTGAAAAGAGCAGGCACATAGCCGTAAAGAGTGGGCACGGAGTTGGAAAGAGTGCTTTAAGTGCTTGGATAACTTTGTGGTTTATGCTGACGCATCCTATGTGTAAGGTAGCTATAACTGCCCCGACGCAGCATCAGCTTGAAGATGTGTTATGGTCAGAGTTGAAGAAGTGGACAAACAGTTGTGATCTTTTATATGATTTGTTTGATATACGAAAGACAAAGATGGTTGTAAAAGATCCGAGGTATGAAGAGATTTGGTTTGCTGTTCCAATATCTGTAAGAAAGCCGGAAAGTCTTCAAGGGTTTCACGCAGATAGTCTATTGTTTATAATGGATGAGGCATCAGGTATACCAGACAATGTCTTTGAGCCTATAGAGGGTGCTTTGACAAGTTCTGGATGCTATTCTGTGATGTTTGGTAACCCAACTAAGGTTTCTGGTACTTTCTACGATGCTTTTAATAAGCATGCTAAGCAATATAAGACATTCACATTCAGTAGCGAAGAGTCTCCGCTTGTTTCTAAAGAGTATGTCCAGAGAATGCGTGATAAGTTTGGGTATGACAGTGATGTTTATCGTGTGCGTGTTCTTGGGGAGTTTCCTTCTGGTTCTCTTAACTCTGTAATATCTATAGAGAGCATAGAGAGTGCATTTAACAATGAGAAGTACGAAGAGGTACCAGGTGAAGTTTCTTTCGGAGTAGATGTGGCGAGATACGGTGACGACGAGACTGTAGTCGCTATCGTTAATGGAAATGTAGTTGTTGATATAGCAAGGTATAGGAATCTTGATAGTGTTGAGATCGCAGAGGAATTGGAGAGATTGTATTATATATATACTCCTTCAAAAATAAAGATTGAGCTTTCTGGAGTTGGGGCAGGAGTGTTTGATTTGATTAAGAGGAAGAATATAAAGTGTAAGAAGATAGCTTTTATACCTCAAGCTGAGCCATACAGTAAAGAGTTTGCAGATTCTATGACTGAAGCTTGGTTTAATCTAAGAGAGCTATTTAAGATAAATATTTTAGGAAAGTCTGGTATAGTTATGAAAGAAGACCTTGATGCTTTGGAACAGCTTGCAAGTAGATCATATACAATACTGCCAAATGGCAAGTTTAAGCTTGAGGATAAGGCTTCGCATAAGAAGAAGAATAACGGAATATCTCCGGATATAGGCGATGCTCTGTCTATAGCCTTCTATGAGGGTAAGACAGGAAAGTTAAGGGATACTTTGAAGGCAAACAACTTCGTTCTAAGAGGTGATAATAAATGGCAAGACTTTCCACGCATCAAGTGGTAGGAACTTCTGTTTTTTCGAGTGGCACTGTTGAGGCATTTTCTGGTAGCGGAGACATAAGTTTTGAGAAGTTGAAACTTTTGCACGGAGACAATGATATAGAGAGGTTTGTGACTCTTAAAGCTCAGCTTCAAGCCAGTATGGTTAATGGGTATAAGCATCCGAATAAAGAGATAGAGAAGTTTGTGTGGGATTGTCTCAATTCGGCAGAAGGAAGCTTTTTTAGTGTCTTGAGTGATGCTATTATTGACTGTATCGTTTATGGGCATCACTTGTCTGAGATAGTGTGGAAGTATAAGAACAAGAGATATATGATAAAAAGGTTTGTCTATATAAAGCCTGAGCATAGGGTTCTTGCATTAAATAAAGAAAGGGATATTATAGGGTTGCATTTACTCGGATCAAACTATATTCCGAAGAAAAAGCTTTTATACGTGAACTATAAACCGAATTATGGTATATTCGGGAAGTCTGAAGTTGCAGCGTTGTATCCGCAGTATCTATTGTCTCGATCTGCATTGTATAACTTTGGAAGGGTTATGGAGAGAAATGGATTTCCTTTGTATGTTGGAAAGTCAGATAATACAGAGGATATGGTTAATGTTTTGAAGAATCTATACAATATATCGAGTATAGCGATTACTGAAAATGAAAGCATAGAGATGATAGAGGCTAAAACACCAGGCGAACTCTTTGAAAAGGGAATAAATTTGGCTTTAAGAGCGTATGTAAGGCATCTTGGTCTCGCAGAGCTTATGGTAAATGTTAATAACACAGGAACGTATAATTTAGGAGAAGTGCAGTATAATAGCTTTGTTGACGAACAAGAGTTTTATGCAAAGAAGTCAAGTGATGTGTTGGTTGATGCTTTTGTTAAGAATATAATAGATGTTAACTTTGGAAGCGAAGAGGGTTATGGCGAGTTTGCCATTTCAAAGGCGCCTAACATAGAAATACAGAAACAGGTTGCAACTGTTCTTCAAGAACTATATACGGCAGATAGCATAAATGACAACTTGAGATATAAATTGTTTGAACAAGCTGGATGGAGCAAAGAAGATATAGGTGAATTTGAAAAGAAAGGAGATGTTGGAGTTGAGCGTGTACCAAATACAAGCGGAAAAGTTTGAGTTCCAAGGGAATGATGTCTTTGAACATTGTGTACTTCCTGAAGGAAAATTTTACGAAAAAGACTTTTTTGGTGGAAGCTTGAAAATAGGATATACTAAGGAAAATTTATTGCAGATGGTTGACAACTTTGAAAAAGGAAGGCTTCATTTTGATCCTATAGTTTGCGAACGTCACGGCGGAGACAAGGTTGGAGAGGTTATAGGAATATCTTATAAAGATGCAGATCAGCCTGGGTTATACGCAAAAATACAGCTTGATGAAGATGGAATGTCTCTTATGCGGAAGAAGAAGTATAAGTATATGTCTTCTGAAGTGATACACAATCACGTGGATGATGAAGGAAAAGATTTGGGGTTTGCATTTATGGGAGTTGCTCTTACCAACTACCCAAGACATAAGTTTATACGTAAGTTGTTTTCAATAAAAGGAGAAGGTGATGTGATGGTTGAGCAGTTGCCAACACCTGTAAGTGATAATTTCGAGCTTAAGTATCAAGAGCTGTCTCAGAAGTATGAAAGCGTTGTTTCTGAATTAGAGGCTACAAAGAAGATGTTGTTTGATTCTCAACTGAGTTCTTGGAAAAGTGAAAAGCTTCTTCAGGGTTTTACGCCGGCGCCTGTAGAGAAATTTTCCAAGTTTTACGGTAAAATGTCTGTTGAAGAACTCAATGAGCTTCTTGGCGATGCGCCAAAACAAGACGACATGCTCAAGCAGGTGTACCAGAAGGAAGAGTTTGTTCACGAAGAAGAGGGTCTTGCTGCAAAGGCTATAAAAGACTACAAAAGAATGATGAATAAAAATAAGGAGGCGTGATTATGGCTAAAAAGTATCCATTTCCTGTAAAGAAGTATCTGTTTTATGATCCTATAAAGGATGTAACGAAGTTGACCGTGAGAGCAAACCTTAAACACGGGTGCCTTTTAGGGAAGATCTCTTCTAATGGCAATATTGTTGCGTATAACCCGCTTGAAGACGATGGGTCTAATACCGCTATTGGTGTTTTGCTTCATGTAGATGCAAAATCTGGAGATTTGGCAGATGTCGCTCTCAGAGGCAAGTTTGGCGACAACTATGTATTTGTTGACATGAATGAAGAAGCAGAAGGAGATGGCACGGAAGATACGTTTGTTCTTCTGAGACCCGCACTTTGCCCCGAAACCTCTGTTGTAACTGTTGGCGGAGTAGTCCAAGATTACGGAGTAGACTATACTATCGAAACTACAGAAGGAACTACCAGTCTTATTTTTGCTGCAGAATCTATTCCTGCAAACTCAGCAGCTATTGCAATCTGGTATAAAGGCAAGTTTACATCTGATGATTTCTGGAATTGCGCTCCGGAACTTATAGTCGAGACAGTCATCGGTTATCCGGCGTAAGGTGGCGTTATAAATGGCAGATTTTCAAGAATATTTAGACATTAAGAATTGGCAATATTTTACAGAGCTTGTGCGTGTGGCAAAACCCGATGTTCAGTTCCTTACAAAGACTTTGCTCGGCTCCGGAATATCTCTCGGGTCTGGAAACTCAAAGATCAGAACGAGCCCCGAAAGCTCTATTATCTATGATATTGAACACGTGGAAAGACCAGCTGCTCCTCTGAGAAGCTATTCGTCAGAGCCTATACTCGTAAGCCAGCTCTCAAACAGAGAAAGAAAGACTGCTCCTATCTTTTCTATTCCTTTGAGAGACTATATTCCTATTGAACTTTTTGACAAGCAAGTGCCTGCTCCTGCTTTGAACACTCAATCGAGCACAGCTATCAAGAATGACATGTGGAAACGCGAGATTATAATGGCTCAGGAAGGCATGCTCAAGATGGTTAATAGAAGAATCGAAGAGATGCTTGGACAGATTATAGCGACAGGAAAGATCACGTATAATGATGGTACTTTTACTGTAGACCATGACTTCGAGCTTAATCCTGATTGCTTTGATCAAGTTGACACTCTTTGGAGTAACGGCTCCGCAGACCCGGTAAAAGACCTCAGAGAGATGCGTTTGAAATTTTCTAAGATGAACGCCGGAGGTCCTGCTATCATACTCGTTGGGTCTGATGTTGCTGATGCTATGGTTTACAACAAATCCATAACAGAGAAGATGAATATCCTTAGAGCCTACTACGGAAACCTCCAACCGAGGTTTATCGACGAGAAGCAGGTTGAGTACCTCATGACACTACAAGGTATTGGAGAAATATACCATTACTATGGAATGTATGATGACAATGGTACAGCCAAAAACTTCTTGGATCCGAAAAAGGTTTACTTTATCTCCGGAGACTGGTTTAGACTGTATTACGGTGCAATAGCCAACACAATGCTTGGTGGAATTACAGAAACCGACTTCTTCTCTTACGTCGAGCCAAGCATGAATAAGAAAGGTTATGACGTTGTTCTCGAAACAAAACCATTCCCTGTTCTCACTCACCCGAACTCCATCATGGCTTTTACCGTACTCTCGTAGTTGACCCGATCAGAAAAAGACCCTGTGTGCCCCCCCTCACACAGGGTTTATTTTCAGTAGGAGGTGGCATAGTGATCTATGCGGAAGTCGAAGATATATTGTCTCATTTTAACGTATTTGCCGTTGCCCAATTAACAGACGACGAAGAGAACAAGAATGTTATATCTGGTATACTTGAGGAATGTATAACAAGCGGGTCTGACTACACGGAAGCTGTTCTTCCTACAAGATTTTTAACAAATAGAGGCATGGCAAAATATGTAACAATACAAAAAACCATTGCTTTGCTCTATAGAAGATACGGCCACGAAGAAGCTGCAAATGCAACAGAAAAGAGCCTTAACTCAGCCATTAAGGATTTTATAGATTCATCGAAAGAGTCTGGAAGAACAAAGTATGTTTACGATGTTAAATCTCATTCAGAGCAATCTCTGTTTACAGACTCGGAATGGCGGGCTTCCATGTCAGAAAGGCCATACTGATGAATGTTTCTGTTGTTTGTAATAACTTCGACGTTAACCTCGCTGACGAGTTTGATACTTTTCTCGGCCTGTTGAGAGACGCTATAAAAGAGGCTGTCTACGCTTACAACAGAGCACTTATATCTACAAAGGGGTTTGGAACTTGGTCTGGAATAAAACAGTCAACGATCGACTTCAAGGAAAAACTTGGGCTTTCAACAGACGTCCATGTTGCTACAGGGAAGCTCAAGAGTATACTAAGCTCGGAAGATATAGTAACCGAGACAAAGACTTCTGTTTGTGTTTGTATAAAAACATATTCTGATGAATCTTGGGCGTTCGACAAGGGGTCTGACGTCCTCGGAAAGCTTGAAAGCTTCGGCAGGATGTTCTTTATACGCGAGGCACTTGAAAGGTCTTTGGAACAAATAAACATACTGTAGGTGATTGAATGACTTTGTTTTCTTCCTTATATTCGCAATTTTTAGATGCTCTTACTACACAGTTTAGTGAAGTAAAAATTTACCCTTATAACGCAGACTTAAATTCAGCGCATGTCGTAAAACCTTGCATACTCATGAGCGATATAACATTCAAGATGACTCCTTGCGCTTTTATAGACAATGTTGATATGATTTTGCAGGTTGCCTTCGCTAACACTTCAGAGAAGGCTACGACAGTAAATATACAAAAGTATGTATTGGAGCGTTTCGAAGAGTTTATGGTATACTTTCACGGCAAAGTTTTTGTTGTCAACAACTGTGAGTACAAAGGTGTTATAGGGAAAAACAGAGTTAAGAACTCAGTTAGTATAGATGGTCTTTATGCTATATCTCGAATCGACTTTGAGTACAACTTTTTTACTCAAAAATCAAAAGGAGTGTGAAAATAATGGCTGTTATTGAGAGAGCAAGGAAATATAACAGGACGTCATGGACACGCGCTTACGGAATAACCGGAACGAGTTTTGGAAAGGCTGGTACTATTCCTATTTATGAAGAATCGGGGTCTATACAAGAGAGCGATACTTCCCTTACATTTGGAACTTTTACTTACAATGCCAACCCCTCTGCCCTTACACTCGAAAGGGCTTCGATGTCAGCAAGAAAGGGAGAAAAAATATCTTACCAAAAAACAATTATCGGCGATGTACCACTCCCCACGTCTGGCACTGGTAATGCCTGTTCTGAGGATCTTAAAGTAGAATGCGATGTTTACGAGCTTAATTGGAATTTATCTGCTAATCCTACGTTCTTGTGCCAGACTTGGAGACTTGGAAACGTTACCGGTTCGAGCACTATTACCGGAACTGTTGCTTACCACGCAGAAACTCCAAGCGAAGACCACTGGAAACACTTTCCAGACAAGGCAAGCATAACTCATTCTAAGGTCGTAGAGGTAGGGCAGCAAGTAGACCCTGATTTCGGACAACTCGAATTTCAAACCGTTGAAGTTATGTGCGTTACTGGGGTGCCTTGGGCCAACTGGAAAACGGCGTAAAGAGGTATTGTTATGTCTTTGATACTGTCAAAGCGCGCCGGTAGTAAAGATATATACATGACTTTTTCTACGGCTTTTGGATCAAGATACCATAAAGTAATAAGTGTTGGTGTAGATGAGGAATCTGGCTTTGGATCACTACCATCCGGAGGTGGTTTTGCCGCTCTGCCTTTATTCGAAAGAGCGTCTGAGTCTGCCAGATACGGAGATTTCAAACGCTATTCTTACACAATGTTATCAACAGCCACTGCGACAATGCCGAGTGGTGATGGTTGGACAGTAGTTGAGTGCAAAGAAGAAACCCCCGAAGATTCATACTGCATACTCGGCGAGTACTCTTACAGCGCAGGAGCGTCTATAGAATTTAGAAAATGCGGTACTACCATTTCATACAGGTGCAGAGGCTCTGGAAGCGAATACAAAGCTGGAGCCAGTGGCGGAGCAGCACTCTCAGTTCCTGAAGTGTTCAAACAAACAGAATCCGGGAGTGTCGCCGACCCAGACTTGGGTGTTATAAATTACACAGTAACAGAAACCATTTGCAGTGTTCCAGGAAGTTGGACTGAAGTGGCAACATAGCGGCATGGCATTAAAGGGGGAGTATTTGTGTTAGTAGACTACGGGAACTATGAGTTTGAACTGAAGAAACCAAGTCCATTTAGATCAGCGATATTTGCTCCTCTCTTTATGAGATACAACGACGAAGTAAGAGGAGTCAGGTATGACATAATTGAATACCTAAGGAAGATGCTCGAGATAACGAATAAGACAAAAGAACAAGAAGAGCAGTTTTCTAAAAAGCTCGAGGAATACAATAGAGAAAAAGAAAGAGCTTTGGCTATTTTCTTTAGCAGGATAGACAAGTACATCCAAGAACTTCTTATGAAGTTTATATGTACGGATGTACTTGCTTATTGGAACTTGGATATGCCTATCAATGAAGAAAGCTTATCTAAACTGCCGCCATCAGTTTTCTTACACCTATTTGAACAAGTTGGAGTTTTTATTCTGAGTGGTGATGCAGAAGCAATAAATTTTTTGCCAAAGAGGTCGCTCGGATCTCAAAAAGACCAAACTCAAACTACCTGATACGTAGATTAAATACTTTATTTGATGGAGTTATCAGGATGGGCGACCTCTCTTTCGAGGAGATGTGCACTCTGTTAGAGTGCAAAACCTTTCTGGAGAGAGAGTTGAATAAAAATGCCTAATATAACTTACGAAGTAAGTCTCGGCGGAGATGCCTTTGAGAAGATAGACTCTCTTGTAAAGAAGTTTGACGAGCTCTCGAAGCTAAGCGTTAACTTAAATATAAACAGCATAGAATCAGCTATTTCAAAAATAGAGGAGTCCTTGTCTAAACTCCCAAAGGATATAGCTGTAAACTTCAGTTCTAACGCAGGAGATGTCTTGTCTCAAGTACAAGGCATCGTTTCTGCTTTAGAAGGCATACCAAAAGACGTGTCTATAACATTTACTTCTAACATAGATGAACTTTCTTCGAAAATAAACAATTTAGTAGCCACGCTCGGTGCTATTCAAAAGTCTGTATCTATAGGTGTATCTGCCCAACAGCCGCAAAAAGCTATATCAGCTCCTACGTTCGAAAGCGTATCAAAAAGCGAAACTTCTATAAAAGATACCAGAGACACAGCACCAGCTTTGTTTAATACTTTGGTTTCTGCTCAGAAGGTTATTAGTGAACGCAGTACAAAAGCCGCTTCTGCAATTCCTACCGTTGAGAGCCGTCCGGCAGAAAAGGTAGCAACTCAATCTATGTCCGGAGAGTTCAAACAGTTTGCGCAAGACATAGCGTCAAGAACAGCGGATGCTGTAAAAGGTAGCTTGTTTCAGGCTCCTAAGCAAAGTTACCAAGAAATAAAGACCGTTATGCAGTCTTTGCCTGAAGACATTAAATACAAACAAATAGAGGCAAACTCAGCATCACAATCTGTTGTGCAAAACAATGTCAAGAATGTATTTAATGAGCTTATAGAGGCCAATAAAGCATACGGAAGTCAAGAGGCCAAGAGCTATCCAGCAATTTATTCTGCAGCTCAAATGCTCGCATCTGGTTACCCGCAAAAGTCTGGAATACCAGAATTAGAATCCGCAATGAGCACTGTGAGAAGCACACTTGCTATAGAGGGTAAGGTTAGCAGCAAACTTTCAAAATCTCCAAAAATAGAGGCTGAATTAGGGCAACTTACTATGTTCGGTGTTAAGCCTAACGCCGCTTTGTTTCAGGAGCAGAATAGGTTAGCAGCTTCCGAACAAATGCACCCTGGCCAACTGAGTCTTATGGACTGGAGAGACCCTGTAAAAGAGTTCGTAAGCAGAGCGGCGAGCGAGTTCAAAGGCAAGAAGGGCTTTGACCCAGTTGCTGCCCTTAGATTTATCGAAAGAGAAGCAGAAGCAATCTATAAAAACGCTCCGGGCGCAAACACCTTAGACGCAATGAGCGAACAAATAACTCCTCATAACTTGTTCCTTATATCCACTGGTAAAAGTCCATTAGTTGTAGGTAATTGGGAAAGAGTCGGTAAGGCAGGAAGCGAGTGGATTAGATGGACTGGCAAGAATAAAGAGCAAGCCGAGCTTACGCAGCAAGTTCCGCAGCCTGAGCTCTCTGACACTTCAAAGGCTTTGAAGGCTATTGGAGACTCTTTTTCTGCATACTTCGATAAGGGCGAATATGAAACAAACTTGGATAATTACAGGCGAATCTTTTCAGAAAGAACAGGCGGAACACCGGTAGACAAACTAGAAACATTCGCATCCTTTAGACAAGGTAAAAGATTTATAGAGGCATCTTGGAAGGCCGCAGGAAACGAAGGGCTCACTGGTTCTCAAGCTTTCGACATAGTTACTAACCGTAAACCGTGGGATATGAATGGCCCAGAAGGAACGGCAAGAATAATACCTCAATCTGAAATATCAATTCAGAACGCTGACAAAAAAACTTCTGACGAGGTCAAAGAGCCTGTTAAGTTATACATGGATACACAGCTTTTTGCCAGAAAGCAAAATGAACTGCCGCCTTTTGTTCACACTCCTACAGAGGGGAAGATGCTTCCGATAGCGGAAGCAAAAAGCGCAGTAGGTAAGGGGTTAAAGGAATTTAACTTCCTACCACCTGTGCCGGTAGGGTCTACGTATCAAGAAGCTGTAGCAAGCGTTGTTGGTCAATTAGGAGGAAGTTTTACTTCTTTGGACGTAGAAAATACCCTTGGGGTTAATGAACTTGGTAAAAGAGAGCTATATCAAGTAGCTGCAAGTAAATATCATTTGGAAGGAAAAAAGGTAGTCAACTACCCAGAAAAAGACTTAAATCAGTACATATTGCCTGAAATTCCATTTGAAACAAAAGAGAAAGACTTTACGCATAAAATCAGCTATAAGCAACTGCTTGCTTCTGGTGCAGAACGTGCAGATGTTGAGCTCCCGAAAGTTATTGAAAAAATCTTTGGCAAAGACACACTTCCTGTGGTTGTTGGTCATGCTATCGGAACAGATTTGAGCAAAATAGCAGCGTATTCTCCAGAAAGTACAACTTCAGGTCTAAACTACGTTTCGTACGACACCTATAGAAATCTACAAAAAGCGAGAATACCGAAAAAGTTAGAAAAAATAATCTCAGAGGACTTTG